ATCCTTAAGTACTACAGGCTCACACGAAAGTGGGCCTGTAAGACTTACGGGTTAACAGATGCAGATTTAGAATTATTAATTTATTTAGATTGTAAAGGAAGATTTACACGACAAGAGTTTATAGATGGTACTTATACCATGAGTTGGGATAAGAATCGTTGGGAGAAACTACGAAGGTTAGGTTGGATAGAAACCTGGAGACACAGAAACAGAACAACAATAAAATACTCGGTATTTAAAACATCGTTTAAATGTTCTCAGTTAATTAGTAGAATATATAGAGTGTTGTTAGGTGAAGAAGATTTACCAGTATCAGAAAGAAGTACATTTTATAATAATAAAACATATACTGACAAGGTTTTTAATAAATCCATAGATGATATGATAAAAGACAAAAACAGATGAGCGCACCGTTTAAAATGAAAGGACCTTCACTGTATCCTAAGTTTTTAAAAAAGAAACAAAGAGGACCAGTAGAAACAAAAAACAAACCGTCTCGAAAAGAAATTGAAGATTCGTTTAAAATAGGTGAAACAATAGAAAAACTTCAAGACGATGCAATGGACTCGCCAGGCGCTTATATTAAAAATAAAATGAAAAAGAAATAATATGGCATTTAAACTAGGTAGAAGTAGAGGTAATTACGCTGTTGGTGGAGAGATCAAAACGAAAATGCGTTTTGGTCAAGAAGCTGGTGGCGATGCGTCTGTGCCTGGAACACCTGTTATTAGAAAACCTTTAGAAGAAGGCGTGTTAGGCGAAGCTAATATGGATGGAACCATATATATAAGCGATAAAATAATACCTGGCAGTGAAGAAGAAAGACAAGTAATAAATCACGAAATGCGACACGCTACCGATATGAAAGTTGGTAAATTAGAGTATGGAGATGATTATGTAAAATATAACGGCGATACGTTTGCAAGAGAAACTATAAACGGCAAAGATATGATAAATGTTTATGGAGAGTGGAAAGAAGCAGGAGATCATGGTTTTCCTTGGGAAGACGACGCTAATAATGGAACAATTTAAATTATGAGTATATTAGGAAAAATATTTTCAGGTGGAGCTGCTGAATTAGTAAAAGGTGTAGGTGGAGTTATAGATAACTTACATACCTCTAAAGAAGAAAAGCTTGAAGCTGAAAAGAAAATAAAAGACATGATAATGGGTTACGAAGCTGAGATGCAAAAGCAAGTAACTGAAAGATGGTCGATGGACATGCAGTCGGACTCTTGGTTATCAAAAAATATAAGACCACTAGTTTTAATATTTCTAGTAGTATCAACAGTGTTGTTAGTTTTTATCGATGCTGGTGTTATTGCTTTTGAGGTTAAGGCTTCGTGGGTAGACTTATTACAATTAGTATTAATAACAGTGATTGGTGCTTACTTCGGCGGTAGATCACTAGAAAAAGTAAAAAAATAAAATTATGGCAATATCACAAGATACAGCTTATGGATTTGGTCAATTAGGTAGTGTTTTTACAGACACAGCTGATAACCCGATCGTCCCGCCAACTGGTAAAGTTTTTGTAGCAATTACATTTTTAGCTGATACACAGCTAGAAATAACTAGTGGGACAGGAGAGGGTTTAACAGCTGACACGACACACACAGCTACCCAAGGTTTGGAATATGTAGGTACAGCTGTCGCTGCTCATAACTTGACTGCTGGAAACGAAACTGCTATTAGTGGTAGTGGTGGACAAATAATGGACAACGCCAATACGTTTCCAAAAGGAATTACTATATATGGGCGATGGACCAATATAGAAATCGGTAACGGTAAAACAGGTGCTTTAATAGCTTACATAGGAGAATAATGATCGGGTTAGGGTTAGGATCACAACCCACAACTGAGTGCGGTATATTTGGTAGTTATCAATGTTTAGAGCTAGATGGCGATAGTGATTACGTTTCCTTGCCTAGTGGACTTAAGAACGCGGTAAATCCTAATAGTGGTACTATATCTTGTTGGGTGAACATAAGAGAAAACAACGCGAGCAGCAGTCAAAATATAGTAAGACTTGCTGACGATGACACGAATAATAATATAACCTTACAGTACCAAAAAACCCACACTGAATTTAGAGCTGTTTATAGATTAGGAGGAACTTACAAAGAGGCGGCTTATAATGAAGCTAGCTTTGTCCACAGTGACTATATGGACCAGGGTTGGATTCACCTTGCAATGACATGGGAAAGTGACGGCGCTGGAACTGGAGAGGTAAAAATATACTATAACGGAGTTCATAAAGAAACGACTGCTCAAACTAGCAATTGGGGCTCTGACGTTATTGACGTAGCTGTGATTGGCGCTAATGATAGCTTGGATGGTGCTTTTACAGATGGGTTTATAGATCAAGTCGCTATTTACAACGTGGTACAAACCAGCGCTAGCATATCAAAAATGTATAACGGCGGTACGATGCTAGATTTAACAACTATTCAAGGTAGACTAGATTATACTTCTTCTGGATTAATAGGTTACTATCAATTCGAAGGAAACGCCTTAGATAGCAGCGGAAATGGTTATGACGGTACTTTAGGTGGAACAGCTGGATTTAACACAACACAACCTTAATAATATGTTAGGATTAGGAAATACAATTACAGGAGGAGCAGCATTAGAAGAGTCGTTTACACCAGAAGGTTTATCTAGTGCAATACATTTTTGGAGAGCGGATGTTGGGGTGGAAGAATCAGATGAGAGTTTTCCAGAAGACGGAGAGCAAGTTACTAAATGGAGAGATCAAGTAGGTAGTGAGCATGCCACGGCTAGTAGTGATTATCCCGTATACAATACATCTGAAACGGCTTTAAATTTTGACGGGGGATCTAAGCAACTTGCTCTACCTAGCGGCGACGTCTCTTTATCAGGAGATTTTTCTATATGGGTTAGAGTTAAATTTGTTAATATAACAAACTCTGACAAATTTTTAATAGATAGTTCTGATGTTAATATGTTTTGGAGAATTACAAGCACTACAAAGTCTAGACTTAAAACCGCTGCTGGTGCAGGTGGTAATAATGATTTTACGATTCCTACAATATCAACTGGTACTGATTATAATTTAGCAATACAAAGGTCAAGTGGTAGTGTAAGATTGTATCTAAATGGAACCGAAAGTAGTACTGGCGCGTTATCTGAGACAGCTGCAATAACCTTTGATAAAATAAAAGGAGCTATAAACGATCACTTCAAGGCATTGCTCGTTTGCAATAGTGCCTTAAGCGAAACAGAAAGATCTAACGTGAACACATGGTTAAACGATAACTTATAATTAATTAAAATTAAATAAAATGGCAAAAAACACAGCAAAAAAAATCAAGGAATTGAAGGCTGAAAAACCTTCTAAAATTACAAACGAAGAATTAAATCAAGTACAATCAGTAATTAACGATATTAATAGAGCGCAACTAGAGGTTGGGTCTATGGAAAGTAAAAAACATAATCTTTTACATCACGTATCTATGTTACAAGAACAGTTAAATAAAATGCAAGTTGAATTTGAAAAGACTTATGGTACAGCTGATATTAACATTCAAGATGGTACTATAAATCATAAAGAAGATGTCAAAACTGATTAGAAAAATTACTGTAGGTAAAGACTACAAAAACGACGCTATGCATTACTCTGTTGGTCAAGAGGTATATGGTGGACATACTATTTGCGATATAATAGAAGAAAAAGAAAAGTATTCTATTTATATCAAGAAAAACAAAGATGTATTACCTTGGAAAGACTTTAACAAAAATATGGCTGTATCTATAGAGTATAATTTACAGTATTAATGAAAGCGCCTTTTGACTTTGTTATAGAGCCAAAAGGAAATAGATATAACAACACAACTAAAGTTGGGGATAAAAATCTTATAATAAACACTGAGGTTTATAACCATCAATTTGTAAATAGAGAAGCTATTGTTAAATCAGTTCCTACAGCTTTTGAAACAGAAATAAAACCTGGAGATACTATTATAACACATCACAACGTTTTTAGACGTTGGCATGACGTTAGAGGTAACGAAAAGAATAGTAGAAGTTATTTTGATGAAAACACTTATCTAGTAAAAGAAGATCAAGTTTTTTTATACAAAAGAAACGGTGAGTGGAAAGCTCCTAAAGGATATTGTTTTGTACAACCTATCAAGGAAAGAAAACACTTAGGAGTAGATCAAGAAGAGTCGTGTATTGGTATTGTTAAACATACTGATGGTTCTTACGAAAAAGGAGATCTAGTAGGATTCACACCTTTTTCAACATACGAGTTTGTAGTCGATGGAAAAAGACTATATAGAGTTATGACACAATTTATTACAATTAAATATGAATACGAAGGAAACGAAGAAGAGTATAATCCAAGCTGGGCAGAAAGCAGTTGAGGAGCTGATTAAAGTCGCAAAAGAACCTATTGTAGATTCAGATGACGATATATCAGCTGATAGATTAAAAAATGCCGCAGCTACTAAAAAACTAGCTATATTTGACGCATTTGAAATACTTACAAGAATCCAAGAAGAAGAAAACTTGCTTGAGGGCAAAACACCTAAAGAGGCAGAGAAAAAAGTCTTTAAAGGATTCGCAGAAGGTAGATCTAAGTAATGTACAAGCAAAGTTTAGTTAACATAGTTGAGCCAATAAAAAGAACCACTGTTACCAGAATGAACAGAGGTAAGAAGTGGAAGTACGGCTACAACAAGGAACACGATTTAATAGTATTGTCTCACAATGGAGTTATCGGTGAGATTATAGAAATACAAAATTTAATTATAGCGCTACCGAAACCACCCAAAGAAGTATATAAGCATCCAAAGAATAAATGGGTTCAACAGGAGTATCCTAAAGAGCTCGAAAGGATTAAGAACATATTCGATTGGAGGAGTTATCCGGAAAACAACAAAGAAAAATGGTACGATTACATAGACGAAGAATTTAAACGACGAGAGGAGGGTTTCTGGTTTATGAATAATGGTAAACCAACCTGGATAACTGGTACGCACTATATGTATTTACAATGGAGTAAGATTGATGTTGGAGCCCCAGACTATAGAGAAGCAAATAGATTGTTTTATATATTCTGGGAAGCTTGCAAGGCAGATAAAAGATGTTACGGTATGTGTTATCTTAAGAACCGTAGATCTGGGTTTTCTTTTATGTCGTCAGCAGAAACAGTTAATTTAGCCACTATATCAAGTGATAGTAGATATGGTATACTATCAAAATCAGGTGCGGATGCTAAAAAAATGTTTACAGACAAAGTTGTTCCTATATCGATTAACTATCCTTTCTTTTTTAAACCTATACAAGATGGAATGGATCGTCCAAAATCCGAGCTTGCTTATCGTGTTCCCGCTAGTAAGTTTACGAGAAAGAAGATTACAGCGAACGAACAACTCGAAGATATTAAAGGATTAGACACAACGATAGACTGGAAGAACACAGGAGATAATAGTTATGATGGGGAAAAACTAGCG